AACGCTTGTTAATAAGCCTATGACCATCAAAGTCATGATGTGGGAACAGCAGAAGACAGACGGCTCCATGGGCCGTGGCAATTGGATTGCAGCTGTCGCGCCTCGCGGCGGTAAAGCAACTGCACAAGCTTCTAAGCCTGCAGTCACTGAGGACGAAGACGCTCCGTTCTGAGGGAAACGAGCGTCGTAGTAGGGAGGGGGCTTTCTACCCTGTTGGCCCCCTCCTTTTACAGCAAGGAGTTTTTATGCCTTATGTTGATGAAATTGGTTACAAAGGCCAAGAAACAAGCAAGCATGCTGCTAAAGAAATGAGAGGCAGGGCTGCATCTCTAAGAAAAAAAATTCTTGTTCTTTTATCAATTTACAAAAGCGGATTAACTCCAGATGAGGCGGCTTGGATTTTAGAAGAAAGCGTTTTGGCTATACGACCTAGATTTAGCGAATTAAATAAAGATAATTTGATTTTAGACACAGGCGGAAGAAGACAAAACAAATCCAACAAATATGCAATTGTTTGGAAGCTAAATCCAAAGGTCAAAATAAATGGAACAACGTAGCGAAGAATGGTTTGAAGCTCGTAAGGGCCGCGTGACAGGATCTGCTGTCGGTGCGATTCTTGGGCTGTCGCCGTTTCAAAAACCTGATGATGTCATGCGGAAAATGATCCGCGACTATCACGGTTTGCCAAACGAATTTAAAGGCAATGTTGCCACAGAATGGGGCACGCTCCACGAAGCTGGCGCGATCATTGATTATGAAATGATGACAGGCCGAAACGTTACGACGGCAACATTCGTTACGCATGAAGACTGGCTCGGTGCTTCACCCGATGGCTATGTTGGCGAAAACGGCCTCATCGAAGTAAAGTGTCCGTTTGGGTTGCGCCATGAGTTCGCGCCCGTAAAATTTAAGTTTCTTAAACAACAGCAGCACTACTATGCGCAAGTTCAGGTGCAGTTGTTTGTCACGCAGCGCGACTGGTGCGACTTTTGGCAATGGACACCAAACGACACGCATCTCGAGCGCATCGAGCGCGATGACAAATATCTTGAGACGATTCTAGTGCCTCTTAAAAATTTTTATAATCGTTATTTAGAAAAACGTGAGACGTGGACAGAAGATGGGCAAGCGATCTGATTTTGAAACAAAAACACTTGCGTTCTACCCAACGCCTGCTGCAGCTGTTCAGCCGCTTATATCGTTTTTGCCAGACAAGATATTCTTCTGCGAGCCGTGCGCTGGAGACGGTGCTCTCGTAAAACATCTTGAGCATCATGGGCACTCATGCACGATGGCATACGATGTCGAGCCGCGCGCTGATTGGATCCTTCGCCACGATGCTTCATGGATTACCGAAGCAGAGATATGCAACGCAGATTTCATCATAACAAACCCGCCATGGGAGCGGACGGTTCTTCACCAAATCATTGATCGCTGTTCGCGTTTAGCGCCGACATGGCTGCTCTTCGACGCGGACTGGATGCACACAAGACAAGCAACCCCCTACCTCGAGTATTGCTTACGCATTGTCTCGGTCGGGCGTGTCAAATGGATAGAAGAGAGTGTAGGAGCAGGAAAGGACAACGCATGCTGGTATCTTTTTCATCAACCGAAGGAAGACCCGAAAGTTTATCGTATGAAGACCGCGCCGAGGTTTCACGGCAGGGCATGAAACTTCGCCCGTATCAACAAAAAGCTCACGATGCTATTGTTAAATTTGTTCGTAAATATCATGTGCCATGCCTGATCGAAGCCGCCACAGGCGCAGGCAAGTCTCACATCATTGCAGCACTTGCTCAAACCATCCGCGAGATCAGCGGTGGCAAGCGTGTGCTTTGCCTTGCTCCTTCGGCCGAGCTAGTCATCCAGAATAGCGAGAAATACAAGCTCACGGGCGAGCCCTACTCAATCTTCTCGGCGAGCGCCGGGCAGAAGAGCCTGCGCCATCCGGTTGTTTTCGGAACGCCTGTAACGGTCAAGAACAAGATCAAGAAGTTCGGCAAAGAGTTCGGGCTGATCGTCATCGACGAGGCCCATGGCATCACGCCAACGGTGAAGCTTATCATCGAAGCGATCCGCGCCGAGAACCCTCTCGTCCGCGTGGTCGGCATGACTGCAACGCCTTATCGCATGATGGGCGGATACATTTTCCGCCAGTGGGACGATTATGTTGCGGTGTCAGAAGAGCACACCAAAGACCCATACTTTGCCATGCTCGTTGATCGCATCACCGCGCGCGAGCTTATTGATCTTGGCTATCTCACACGGCCGACCATCGGGTCGATCGATGCCGAGTCATATCATACGCTCGACATGGAGCTGAACAACCGTGGTCAATTCAATGCGTCCGACGTTGATCGCGCCTATATCGGGCAGGGCCGCAAGACGGCTAAGATCATTGCAGACATCGTTGCCAAGAGCCGCGATCGTAAGGGTGTCATGATCTTCGCGGCAACCGTGCAGCACGCGCGCGAGTGCCTTGAAAGCTTGCCTGCAGAGCTTTCCGCGATCGTTACAGGTGAAACGCCAGCCAAAGAGCGCGCCGCTATCATCGCGGCGTTCAAGGCGCAGAAGATCAAGTACATTGTAAACGTGGCCGTGCTCACCACGGGCTTTGATGCGCCCCACGTTGACGTGATCGCCATGCTGCGCGCGACAGAATCACCGGGGCTCCTGCAGCAGATCATTGGCCGTGGCCTGCGTCTAAGTGAAGGGAAAGCCGATTGCCTTATCTTAGACTATGCCGAGAACCTCGAGCGGCACTGCCCGGACGGCGACATATTCAATCCTACCATCAAGCCAATGGGCGGAAGTGAAAGTTTAAACTTCATTCACTGCAAGTGCCCTGATTGCAATGTCGTGAACCAATTTGTGACCCGAGTGAACAGAGAGAATTTCAAGGTCGACGAGCACGGCTATTTCGTTGACCTCGATGGCATGCGGATCCCTACAGAGTTCGGTGACATGCCAGCGCACCACGGGCGGCGTTGCAACGGCCTCGTGCGCGTTGCAGGCGGTGGCCTTGATCGATGCCGCTATCGCTGGACGTTCAAGGCATGCAAGACGTGCGAAGGCGAGAACGACATCGCAGCGCGCCACTGCGTTGAGTGCAAGGCGGAGCTAGTTGATCCCAATGAAAAGCTTCGCATTCAATTCGCGGAGATGAAGAAAGACCCGACGCAGAAACAGACCGACGAAGTCATAGGCTGGTCGTCGAGGCACTCGGTCTCAAAGGCCGGGCACCCAGTGATCAAGGTCAATGTCGTCACGAAGTATAGGTCGTTCTCTTTCTGGGTTCAGAAGGAGCCGAAGCATAAAGATGCTTACAATCTACTCCACATGTACGCTGCATTAGACGGCAACGAGCCAGAGACCATCACTTACCGCAAAGACGGCGACTGGTACAAAGTCTTTGCCTTCAATGGACCTGCAGATGAAGCTCCCCAATAAGATCCGCGTCTATGGCGACATAGAGTATCGCGGCACATGCGCAAGCGAAGCCGTTGAGCAAGTGACGTTCTTCAATCGCCTGCGCCGCGGGTTCAAGGATACCTATGGTCTGATCGCGCTGCACCCGCGCAACGAAGGTCAGAGGCACTTCAGGCAGGTCGCCAAGGAGAAGGCCGAAGGCATGGTCAAAGGCGCGTCTGACGTGATCATCCCCGGCGCTCCCGCATTTGTCTGCGAGATCAAGCGCAGGGACCACACTAAAAGCCAATGGCAGGATGGACAACAGGAGTTTCTATATGCCGCCAAAAAAGCAGGGGCGTTCGTCTGCATCGCGCTCGGGGCGGACGCGGCGTGGGAAGCCTTCGACGATTATCTGGCCATCAGGCAGCCCGAGCTTTCAGATGAAGGAAGTGATGGAGGGGAGGAAACCGATTGAGGATCTCGATGCAGGCATCAAGTCCGCGATCCGCATTGAGATCTACCGGGCGGCATGCGCCGTCTTGGAGCACGAAGACAAAACCTCGCGAAAAACAGCTCTGGCGAGGATTCCGGCAAGGATTCGGCCGCACATCGAAACAGAGGCCAGACGCATATGGGAGATGAGAAAAAATGACGAATCATGAAATTGCCGTGCTCATGGCATGGGCTTTTGGGTTAATTTGGCTGGGCATGATAGCCCAAATCACGATTAGGGTTCTTAATGAAAAACCTCAAGATAACAATGATTTACAGGGGCAGAACAGTCTGCCAGTGCCACGTCCGTTTGGGAAATTCCGTGCCAGATAAAATATTTTTTAGAATTTACAAAAAAGTGCTTGCACCGATCTTTGGGATATGTGAGAAGGGGGTGTCGCCGCTGTGGCGCTAGATTTTAAATTGGAGATTTTAAGATGAACATCCCAAACCGCATGCACCCAGACGCTCTCATCGCC